CTTTTAGTGACAACACCTATGACAATCAAATTTCTCTTGCTAGTTCTACTGGTAGCGCTCAGTTCAATTTTGATGTGACCGTTGGCGGTTCTCAACAAAGAGCAATTCTGGGTAACTTTGTAAGCAGTGGACTTAAATCTAGTGGTGGTTATAAATCCACGGGATCTGCTGGCTCTCTTGATGGGGCTGCTGTAGTTACAGCAAACACCCCGAATATCCCATCAGGCATTAGTCAGCTAAGCATTGGTCAAACTCATGCTGGAAGCAGATTCCTAGACGGCCACATCTCCCGCATTGCTTATTATTCTCAACTGCTCACTGATCAACAACAAATAGATCTCACTACTTAAACACTATGTATTGCTACCAATTCCCTGATAGGGATACCTTCATAACGTCCTGTGAGGCCCTTGGGTGGGCCTCTGAGTGGGTTCTAACTGCTTACACGCATGATAGAGCCATCGATGAGGTAGGCCCCGTACAGACGCTTCCAGGCACCTATGACGAAGATGGGGTTGAATTGACACCTCCTACCTTTGATACTCGTCATCACATTAACTTCCAAGGTGAGGCTCCTGAAGCGTGGGATGCCTACCTTGTCGATGTCAACTCCCCCAGTAGAACCTTTGCAGGTTCACCAGGCCCATCCGTAACCACTCAAGCCCTAAATGAACTCAGAACAACTAGAACAGAAGATCCGGTCTGACTTTAAGGTCTTCCTCACCCTCGTGTGGAGAGAGCTGGACCTACCCAAACCCACAAGAGCACAGCTCTGTATTGCTGACTACCTACAAAATGGTCCTAAGCGTCTACAGATCTCTGCTTTCCGTGGTGTTGGTAAGTCCTGGATTACTGCTGCCTTTGTCCTCTGGGTCCTCTTCAATGATCCAGACAAGAAGATCATGGTTATCTCAGCTTCTAAGGAGCGTGCTGATAACTTCTCTATCTTCTGTCAAAAACTAATCCTAGATATTAAATGGCTGAACTTCCTAGGACCACAGGACAAGGACCAGAGATGGAGCCGGATCAGTTTCGATGTAGGACCTGCCAAACCTCACCAAGCCCCCTCTGTGAAGAGTGTAGGCATCACAGGGCAGATGACTGGCTCCAGGGCGCACTTGATGATCTTCGACGACGTGGAAGTACCTGCCAACAGTGCGACCGATATGCAACGAGAAAAACTCCTACAACTGGTAACTGAAAGTGAATCAATTCTCACCCCGGATGACGACTCACGGATTCTTTTCCTCGGTACTCCGCAGTCAACGTTCACGATCTACAGGAAGCTCGCAGAGCGCTCCTACAGGCCCTTCGTATGGCCTTCACGCTATCCCAAGGACACAGCCAACTATGAGGGGCTCCTCGCTCCCCAGTTGGTTGATGACATCGAGAAAGGAGTGGAGAGATGGTCACCCACCGATAGCCGATTCTCTGACCTAGACTTGATGGAACGAGAGGCCGCTATGGGCCGCTCTAACTTCATGCTACAGTTCCAGCTAGATACCTCGCTGTCTGACTCAGAGAAGTTCCCCCTTAAGTTCCAAGACCTTATCGTTACCTCCCTCGGACCTGAGTGTGCTGAACGTTATGCTTGGTCGGCTGATCCCCGCTATATGATCAAAACCCTTAACCCCGTAGGACTGCCCGGAGACCGCTTCTACGGGCCCATGTTCATTGATGAGGGTATTTGCCCTTACGACGAGACAATCGTCTCTGTAGACCCTTCTGGACGTGGCTCAGACGAGACAACAGCCTGTGTTCTCTCTCAAGCTAATGGTTACATCTTCGTTAGACAGATGATGGCCTTCAAAGATGGTTACTCCGACGATACCCTCACAGCTATCATTCGCATGGGTAAACGCAACGGAGCTACTAAGCTTCTTGTTGAATCTAACTTCGGTGATGGTATGGTCTGTGAACTCTTCAAACGACACCTCATACAGATGCAAGTCGGTATGGATGTTGAAGAAGTCAGAGCTACTGTTCGTAAGGAAGAACGCATCATTCAAACCCTTGAACCCCTCCTTAACCAGCACAAGCTGATCATGGATCCTAAGGTTCTTGAATGGGACTACGCTTCTAATCCTGAGTCTCCCCCTGAGAAACGGCTTGAATATATGCTCATGTATCAGATGAGTAGGATGTGTCGTGAGAAAGGTGCTGTTAAGCACGATGACCGTATCGATGCTATGGCACAAGGGTGTCAATACTTCGTTGATGCTGTCGCTCAATCAGCACATCAAGCACAAGCTAGAAGGAAGAATGAAGAGTGGAATGCAATGATGACTGCCTTTGAAAACCACCCACATCTAGCAACAGATGCACTAGTTCTAGGACACTCCTTCAAATCCTTGGGATCCACTGGTAGCACTAAGGTTTGGGACTGGACGTAAAAAGTGGTGCACTAACACTAGGGGAGTGGTGCCCTCTAGTGTGGATATGCGGTGACAAAGACCCTCGATATGGGGGTCTTTCTTTCCAACACATCCAAGGCCCCCTATGAGGGGAGCCGGAAGGCGATCCCGAATCCAATCTGGATAAAGGTTCTTCAAACACACACCAACACCAACAAACTTAATAGGCTGATAACGCCTCTCGGTACGAGGCCGGTTATTCTTCTATTACATACACATTCCACAAACATTCAACTTGAACGGTAATGAAAACCTATGCTCTAGAGTGTGAGGATGGATACTATTACATTGGTAAGTCTACTAATGTTGAACACCGTATCAGCCGTCACTTCAGTAATGGACCCAAGAGCGGCTCTGCCTGGACTAGGCTGCATAAGCCGGTAAGGGTTGCATGTATTGTTGACGGAGATCAAGAGAAGTCTATGTATGAGTATGCCTCTGCCAAGTATGGCAAGGACAAAGTACGTGGCTATGCTTTCTGTCAATCAAAGTAAACCTCCTATCCCACCGCCTAATGTCTTCAACAAGACTAATCTCTGTAACACCAGACGCAGAGGAGATGATAGCTTACTGTGCAAGGGTATCTAACCCTAACAATCAGGACAATCCTGAGAGTGAGAAGCTTATTCGTTATCTCATCAAACACAGACACTGGTCTCCCTTCGAGATGGCTCATATGGTCATTGAGTTGGATACCACTAGAGCTATCGCAGCTCAGATCCTAAGGCATAGATCCTTCTCCTTCCAAGAGTTTAGTCAGCGTTATGCTGTTGCTGATCTTGGAGAGTTTGTTGTGCCTCAACTACGTCGTCAAGACACCAAGAACCGTCAAAACTCTATCGATGATCTTTCTCCTGAAGTTGTGGATGAGTTCAATTCTGACATCCAGGACCTATATGAAACTCAGAGAGACCTCTACGACCGACTCCTATCTTCTGGAGTGGCTAAAGAGTGTGCTCGCGGTATCCTGCCTCTCAATACTCCTACTCGGCTTTATATGGCTGGAAGTATTCGTTCATGGATTCACTACATAGACCTTAGGTCTGCTAATGGAACTCAACTTGAACATCAAGAGCTTGCTCTAGGGTGTCGTGAGATTCTTCGGGAAGCTCTTCCCAACATTTACAAAGCTGCTTTTGACTGACTATGACCGCTGATCACTTAGACCTCACTAGAGGTGCCCGGCTGCAAGCTGCTCTAGAAGCGGCTCTAGCGGCTAAGAACCCTACTTTGGTTAGATCCATAAGGGCTGCTATGGAAGGACGTGTTGTAGACCCTCTGGAGGGCCTCTCACTGCATCCTGAGGTAGATCATCTCTGGAACTTTCCCAGTTCGGAGTAATTTGACATAATTTTGTGAGGGGGTATCGCCTATGCGGTGGCGCCCCGCTCCCCCCATGGCCCCCTCCTAAGTAAGAAATAGAGGCCCCCCTGTATATCAGACAGTAGCCCGGGCTAGCCAGTTGAATCATGACTCTAGCGGCCCTGACTAGCCCCACTGATTGAGCGCGGAGGCACGGGACTGACACGGATCAGTGTCAATCAATCCACATCTGTTCCACATCATCATCCACCCTTAACTAACAACAACTAACCATGAGTATCATTGATAGATCATCTGATCATGACCCAAACTACGAACAGTTCGCTGAGGCAGCAGAGGACAACATCTACAGAGCGTACAACTTACTCACTGAAGATACGGCCCAAGCTACAGGTGACGCACGCTCAATCGCTCAAGAGTGGTATGTCCAACCAGA